GATGATGCATTTACTGCAGGTGAGTGTTGTGCCGGAGCTGGAGGTCGTTATGGAGTAGAAACGGGTCAAAGTGGTATGACGGGTCGTCCAGGTGGTGTGTTAGTCTTTGAAAACATAGGATCTTAATATGGCTAAATATTTATTAACAAATACAAATCAACACGGTTTATTAGCCATTGGAAGTTCAGAAGAAAATTTAAAAGTGTATTATCCTAATTTAGATATACATTATAAAGTCCAAGGTACTTTGTATGAAATATCTGATGAAGACTTTGAAGGTATTAATTTAGGGACAAAAACCTATACAACTGTTGTTGATGGAACACCTGTCATTGAAGATATAGTTCCTTCTGGAACTGAAAATGTAACTCCAGATGCATCTGAAATGGATATGTTAAAACAACAAAGATTAGAAAATATAAATAATTGTTTAAAAGCACAAGATTTTTCTAGTAATCCATCTTGGAAAACAACTATTGAAACTTACAAAACGGCTTTAGAAAACTTTGATGTTAATTCAGTTTCTTACCCTGTAAATCATGGTATTGAAAAAGCGATGTCTGATGCTGGTATAAGTCCGATTATTGGTGATCACCAAATCGTATAACTTGCTTAATTAAATTAAATGTTATAATTGTATCTTTATGCAACTTAAAGATTACATAAAAATTTACGATAACAAAATAGATCCAAAATTAATTTCAAATCTGATTCAATTTTCCAATAAACACTTTGCATCTAAAGAATTTGTGCAAGCCTCTGTTGGGTCTGCACATAATATTGATAAAGATGTACGCTCGGTAACACAATTACTTATGAGTCATTTACACCCTTCTTTATCAAACGTTCATTGGACCAATTTGTTAACATGGATGGTAAAAAGCACTTTCATCGCATATTCTAAAGAGTTTAAAAATTTAGGTATGGATGGTTTTATAGAACCAATACAACTTCTTAGATATGATAAATCTAATCATTATGATTGGCATGTTGATGATGGTCCGGGTATGTTTAGAAGAGTAAGTTTAGTGATGATGTTAAATAATGATTATAAAGGCGGTTTGTTACAATTTAAATTTGGAGACAACATAGAAACTATAGATTTGAAAGTAGGTAGAATGGTAGTTTGGCCTAGCAGTTTTTTGTTTCCACACAGGGTCACACCCATTGAAGAGGGCACAAAACATACTGTAGTATGTTGGGGTAAATAATGAAAAATAAATTTAAAATTATAAAAAACTTTTTAACAGAAGAGGAGAGAACTCTTTTAACAGGCTACTGCGAATTAAAACATAGATATAATTTTGATACTTTTGATCCTACAAATAAAAACATGGATACTAAATTTTATGCAGATTATGCTATGGAATCTTTAATGGTTACTAAGTTAAAAAAAATGGAAGAGATAACAGGTTTAAAGTTATTACCCACTTATGCATTTTGGAGAATGTATACTTATAAATCTGATTTACATAAACACAAAGACAGACCTTCCTGTGAATATAGTGTTACTGTTTGTATTGCTTCTTCAGGAGAGAAATGGCCTATTTACGCAGATGGTGTTGAAGTCAATTTAGAACCTGGAGATGGATTAGTTTACAAAGGTTGTGACGTTTTACATTGGAGAGAAGAATTTGAAGGTGATTTCCAGGCTCAAGTATTTTTGCATTACGTAAATAAAAATGGTAAGAATGCTGAATGGTTTAGAGACAAAAGACAATACTGGGGTGAAACTAAAGGATGAAAATAGTACAAAATCAAAAAGATGGTTCAGCTGAAATAAGATTCTCTTGGAAAGAAGTTTTTGTTATTTTAAGAAAAAGAAAACTAACATTTACAGCAGAGGGATTAAGACACTTTGGTAATCATTTAGTTAAAATAGTATCTGAGTGGAACTTATGGTTCAACGAAGATTTAAAAAATAAGCAAACTAAAGGTAATGAAATCAAAGTCGATAATAAATAAATTTATAGAGCGAGATGCAAGAATAAGGTCTTATTTTTTCGAATTTCATTTACCTAACATTGATACAGAAAGTTTCATAAAAAAGATTAATCAACACATTGAACAAAAGAATCTTAATGATCAAACAAACGTTCAAGGTGAAATGACAGATTGGAAGGCTTTTCTTAATGATGAAGATTTAAGAAAAATTCTATACGATTGTTTTTTTGAATTAAAAGATTACGCTAAAATAGGTAAAGTTACTGTTGATGAAGCATGGGGAATCAAAATTAATAAAGGAGACTTTACATTTGAGCATAATCATGGAGGCACTATGTTCTCAGGTGTTTTATATCTTAGTGATAGCGAACAAAAATTAGTTTTTCCTGAGTTAGAAATTGAAGTAACTCCTAAAAAAGGGACTTTAGTTATGTTTAATTCTTACTTAAGACACAAAACAAATTCAATTAACAAATCAGACGAGCCTAAATATGGTATCGCTTTTAACTGCAATACTTTCACTTTTCTGTAGTATTTATCTATCAAGTTGATTGGGTTATAATAAGTCATGCCATTATCAAAAGTTAAGATAGCACCAGGTTTCGATAAACAATCCACTCCGTCTGAAGCAGAAGGAAGATTTGTTGATGGAGACAATGTTAGATTTAGATACGGAGAACCTGAAAAAATAGGTGGATGGTCTGCTCTTGTAGACAAAAAATTAGTGGGTGCTGCTCGTGCACAACATGCTTGGGCCACAACTAATGGTAAACGATACGCGGTTATAGGCACCGACAAAGTTTTAATAGCTTATTATGGTGGTGCATTTTACGATATAACTCCTTTAGATACCGATAGATTTAATAATAGCGCAAACATAACAACGACCAACGGATCAGCAACCGTTACAATCACAACTTCTTCTGCCAATAATTTAGCTGTTGGTGATATCGTAACATTTGTAAATGCTGGATCTTTCACAGGCGCAAACACTGATTATGGCACTGCAGATTTTGATAACATTTTATTTGAGGTTCAATCTGTGCCCACGCTTACAACTTTTACAATTACAATGCCTGCAGCGGAATCTAAATCAGGAGTAACGAATGATGGTAGTTTAGACGTAAGACCTTACGTCACTGTAGGACCTTTAACACAAACAGCTGGTTATGGATGGGGCACTTATCTTTGGGGCGGCCGGACAGTTGCTCAAACTACAACAACGATGAACAATGGTGGAACTTTAGCTTCAGGAACGACTGCACAAGTTATATTAACTGACGCTACAAATTTTCCAAACTCGGGAACTATAAGAATAGGATCTGAGGATATAACTTATGCGAGTAAATCTTCTAACACTTTACAAACTTTAGGTAGAGGGGCAAACGGAACATCCCCTGCAAACCATACAGATGGCTCCACAGTGACTGACATCTCTGAATACATTGGTTGGGGTGATGCGTCTACTTCAAGCACCGTAACGATTGACCCTGCTAATTGGTCATTAGATAATTTTGGAAATATATTAATTGCAACTGTGCACAACGGTGAAACTTTTACTTGGGATGCATCAGATACAAATGCACTTAATACAAGGGCTACAATCGGAAGTGGTATGCCTACAAAATCCGTGATGACCATAGTATCTGATAGAGATAGGCATCTCTTTCATTTAGGCACAGAAACCACAATAGCCACAGCTACCACACAGAACAAAATGTTTATAAGATTTTCTGATCAAGAAAGCACTAGTGATTATGAACCAACTTCAACGAACACCGCTGGAACTTTTCAACTAGACGATGGTACGCAAATCGTAGGAGCTATAAAAGGAAAGGACTACATCTTAGTTTTAACTGATACTGCTGCTTATGAAATGCAGTTTGTAGGACCTCCTTTTACTTTTTCAATTAGAAAGGTTGGTTCAAATAATGGACTGTTAGGACAGCATGCGGGTATCTTTGCTAACGGAGCAGTATTTTGGATGGGTAAAACAGGAGGCTTTTATGTTTATGATGGAACTGTTAAATCATTACCTTGTTTAGTTGAAGATTTTGTATTTACGACTAATGGTAATAATCCAGGTATTAATTTTGATTCTGGTCAATTAGTTTACGCTGGAATTAATGAGTTGTATTCAGAAATAAATTGGTTTTATCCAACAGCTAATTCTACGGTGGTAGATAGAGTTGTTACTTACAATTATGCAGAAGGAGTTTGGACCACAGGCACTTTAGACAGAACAACTTGGGTAGGCTCCTCAGCTTTTGAAAGGCCTTACGCAACAGATTTTAATTCTTCGGATACACCAACGTTCCCTGTAGTTAATGGTGTCTCAAACGGAGCTACAATTTATTACGAACATGAGGTAGGAGTAAATCAACAAAACGGTGATGGCACGACAACAGCTATTCCAGCTTTTATCAAATCAGGAGAGTTTGATTTAAATGGTAGACAAGGTGTGCCAGGTGATGGTGAATTTTTATTAAGTGTAAGAAGATTTATGCCAGACTTTAAAAGAATAAGTGGAAATGCTCAGGTCACCATATTTTTAAATGCTTTCCCACAAGGTTCTACAGCAGCGTCTAGTCCGCTAGGACCTTTTACAGTAAGCTCTACGACAACTAAAGTAGACACCAGAGCTAGGGCAAGATTAGCTGCAGTACAAATAGAAAGCTCTTCGATTGATGAAAGTTGGAGGTATGGAACTTTTAGATTTGATGTTAGAGTAGATGGAAGAAGATAATGGCAAAAATTATAATACAAATACCAGAACCTAAAGAAAACTATTCAGCAGAAGATCAAAGACAAATATCACAAGCATTAAGAACTTTGCAGTCTCAGTTGAACTTCTCTTTTCAGAATGATATAAAAAATGAAGCAGATGCTTTTAAC